AAGCCGTAGTTTATCCCGACACGGATATTTCCTTTCACTTAAAGCATGAATGCATTATATCATATTTTCCCCAATTTGTGTCAAGTGAAATTTTTCCAAAATAGTGTAAAAGTTTCTTAACAAACTATAAACATATTTTTACAATAATATTTTCAGAAAAAACTTGACATGGTTTTCGAAAATTAGTAAAATACGAACCGTAGTTGATTCTACAGAACTGTTCAATAGAGAATAAAACAATAAAAAGGAATTATAAGATGCTTAAAGGCGATTTTTTAACTGACCGTTATTTACAATCTCAGCCAGAGAGATTGACATTTCACAATCTGGCATATGTATCAGCTTGGTGTGCACAACCAAGACTATCTTTTAATGATAAGACTCTCGAAACAGATGTGTGGGCCGCGAATGATGTAGTCTCAGAAAAACTAGGAAAGATTTTCTATGAAAACTATATGGGTTTCAGTGAATTTGAATTAGAAAGACTAGATATTTACCCAGTTATCTATCTTGTTTCAAAAGAAGAACGGAAATCCATGACTGGCATGGAAGAATTAGAAAATAAATTTATCTTATCGACTGCCCTGTTGACTTACCGTATTGTTCGTACAACAACTGTTGAGACAGTAAATGAAGAAACTGGTGAACCAGAATTTAAACAAATTAAGAATAATATCAATTACTCGATAATTCTAGAACAGAGCTTAGACGGCTACGTTGTTCCTCTAAAAGAAATCATTGTTATGCTGTTCAACTCGGCAATCAATTACAATAGGGGAATTAAATATGTTCCACATAAAGATATGCAAATTGTTTTAAATTTGCCAAAAACAATAAAATCAGAAATTGATGATAGATTCCCAAATGAATCTGATAACCCATTTAACTCTCCTCGCGCATTGGTTGACTATATTAACCACACTTACCAAGAAGATGCAGAAGCATATGAAAACAAATACAATCAAGATAACTTGTATATCGAAGTGACAGACGATACAACAGTTAATAAATTACACAGAAACTTTCCAACACCATATATTGAAATTATGGAAGCATATAAAGGATCATTCAGATGCAACCCAATGTACTAACCCAAAACGAACTAAAAGACTTTATCTTTAACGGAAATAAAGATCTTGTTACTGGTCAAGTCCTAAACGTAACCGCCTTAGGAGAGGCGCCAACCCCTCCTTCCTCAGGAAGCAATATGTCTTTTGAAGAACTAAAGGCGTTTATTGAGGAACCTAACCTAGTATGGGTCAATCCTCCCGAAATAGTTGGCACTAGACCAACAGAAGTTTTTATAGATGAATCAGAGCATATTGGGGATCTAATTCGTGCAGGAGATTCTACATCAATAGATGAAATAACAGAGGGATCATCAACTATTCCGCTAGTAAGACTTAGTCATACAACACTTCCAGACGGGATTTTTTACATGGTCGATGAATCCGGAATTAGTCCGGATGTAACACCAGAAGATGCTGCACTGATTTCAGAGCTAAAACAGTCTGTATTGGAAACTTTATCAAACTGTAGCGAACATGCAACAGAAACAAGATCTCCATATTTACTAAGCGCACAACTCAATACGGTTCTTGGGCGAATTCTTAATCCAGAGGAAACACGAAACGGATACACAATAGATGTATCACATTCATTTACATATCAGGAAAACGGTGAACGAACAAACGACTTCTCGATCCTAGTTTCAGCAGAAATTACAGGCGACACAGACTTCCATCTGATTGAATTTGAAATCGAACTAAATTAAACAGACAAAAATAAGACCACAGGAATTAACCTGTGGTCCTTTTATTTTAAGCGAAGAAACATTCTGCGCCTTCACATTATTTTGTTTTAAACAATTCAGATTCGGCATTGCGTCTTTTTGTTAAACCTTTCAGTTCAACTTTCTTTCCGTTAACCGTTCCTTTGTTCCATTTCTTAAATTCCTCGGCCGCTATGTCATAATTGCCAGAATTCAATTCTCTTAATAGAGTAGAATTTTTAAATGCTCCAACGCCAGTATTAAAGACAAATGAAACAAGTGCATCAAATTGGTTCTGAGACAATTCAACTATTACAAGTTTATTAACAGCATCAATAGCGAACTGAACATCTTTTCTGAAAACCTCATCTGCTTCCTCTATTGATATTTGAGGAGGAAAAGATTCTCCAGATTTAATTGCATGCCCCCAGCCAATTGTCATAATTCCTACGCCATCATTGTAGGCATGATCAACAAACCCTTCGAATCCCTTGATTAAGTCTTCTCCAGTTTTAGAAAGTTTTTCATATTTAGTTATAGCCATTTTATCACCAGTTTATTATCTCCGTTTTCCTTAATGTGCTCCATGAGGTAGCTTAAAGCAATTGTTCCATCTGTAGGTTCATAAAATCCTTCATTGTGGCGAAGAATATCTGATCCAATAAGAATATATCTGCCATAGATACTGAACATATCTATATCATTTTTTGGAACTAAAGCATGCCCTGTTCTGTCAATCGCATTATCTTTTTGTCTTAATTGAACATTCAAACTAGGATTAACAATAAAAGGGACTTTAATTCCAAGCACAGGAGATTCTTCTATAACAATATCATAGCTGCCCTCATTTACACATGATAAGCCAACTATTCCATTCTTTTCATCTTCATTGAAATCCCAAGGAGATTCAAGGGTGTAAATCATTTTTTCAGAACCGTCTTTAAGTTTCAATTTAATCCGGCCGTGAACACCAAACTTGCGTTTGATAGATGAATTTTGTTTAAGTCTTTCAAGGATCATTTGCTCACCTTAACCTTAGACATAAACCCTCTTTCCTCCATTGTGGATTCTTCTTCAGGCTCTTCCTCAGTCTCCTCATCTGGAGAAGGGAGGGCCTTTCTTCTTTGCCCATATGAATCTGCGGTGAAACCATCTCTACCAACAGTGTATCTGGTTGCTACATTAGATGTTAAATAAGCGGCAACAATAGAGATAGTGATCATCTCAAATGATGTAGATACAAGCTTCCCGCGGTCCAATAAGACACAACAAGACAGAAAAACAAAAAGAGAAAAGAACAGTTTTCTAGAAACGAACAGTGCCAAATTTCTCTTTATAATTTCTATCATCTTTTGTTTGCTTCCCTAATAACAGTTTTCAACTCTTTATCTAATTCATTTATATTAGAACGAAGCTCATGAGTCTGGTTATTAACTCGGTCAATATCCCTTTGCATTGATTGCAATTGAATTGCCAATTCGGAACGTGTTACGATCTCACTTTTAAGTTGTTGAAGTTCTCTTTTTGTTTGTTCAATCTGATCTACAGAGTTATCAATTTTGCTATTGATTCCTGCTACGACCCATGCAATGTATAGGACCATTGAAAAAGCAGATAAGAGTGCCGAGACTCCTATCGTTCGTGGGATTGTAATCCCGAACATCATATCTCTTGGTTGAGCCATTTGCTGTTGCCTTTGTTGAGGATTTTGTTGTTTATGATCTCGTTTTGGACGGGATCTATTACCACTCCCCGCGCCAACATTTTGATTTGTGTTGTTTTCCATTTATAAAACCTTAAGAAGAGTTGCCAATTCTCCTTCCCTGAAAATATATTTAACCGTATCTGCTAACTTTTTTGCTATTGTACCCTCCTGAAAATCTAGAACTGTTAGCTCCAGTCCAATTAGCACCCCCGCTGTTCAATCCAGAATAGGTTTTACTTCCAGCGAAAACAGATTCAGTTGACATTGATCTTCCAGATTTAAGTCTTGATGTTGCAGAAGCAGAAATCCCTTGACGTCTGTCAAATGCATCATTAATAGCTCTAACAGAAACATTAGGAGAATTAACTGCATCCATCAATCTAGCGTTCAAACCTTTTTGAGCAAGCTTAGATTCAGCTTGAGCCCAAGACGTTCCCTCATATGCACTAGCAACACGATTATTCAAACCAATTTGCATTGCTTGTTTGCGATTCTGTTCAGATCTATCAATAGCATACTGCATAGCCTTTTTACTCAGAGATTCTCTCTGCGCAGCAGGAGGTATTTTTGGAGTGATTTCAGGCCCAATTCTCAATTTGCCAGGATTGAAACCAGACAATTTAGAGGCATTTGCATTAGCAGTCCCAAGAACAGCCTCTTTCATTTGATTTGCTGCATTCTTAATGCTGTCATTAAAACTGAAGCCAGCACCACCTTGAGCACTATCAGCCTGCCCAGCAAAGTTACGATTGAACTTACGAATAGCATCATCATAACCTTTTTGATTCTTAAATGCAGCCTTAGCCTCTTGTTGAAGAGTGGCTTCATCAGTGAACAATGCTTTAGCAAAATTCACTTTCATAGCATCTTGTTTGGTATTGACACCATGCGCAAATGATTTAGCATCAGTGACAATTCTCCCAAGTCGCCCTCTTCTTGCATTGATACCGGCAGAAATCAATCCACCAATAGCAGCACCAGCACCAGCAATCTGCATAGTGTCGGCAAAGGTTCTGTCAGATCCAGTCCCAGATGCAACAGCCAAACC